TTAGTCCGGGGTAGGCTTGCGTGGGATCCCCGAACCAACCCACACAGAAAACCCCCGTTAGGCGCACTGCGTCATCTCCCTCACCCCCCGATCCCTTGACTATTTTACTACCTCCCCTCTAACTGGAATAATGGCACTCCCCTCACGCACCGTAAATTTGACAGAACTGGCAAACGACGGCACCCACTTCGCGCAACGAGATCCGGAGACGGGGCTCTTGCAGATTATCAATTCAATCTCTGGCGATATCGTGGCAGTGCTCGGGGGACAAACGCTAAAACGCATCCCGAAAGAAACCATGATGGAAGAGCGCCTGCTCCCTGACGGTCGCACGGTCCTCGTCGAAGTAGGCTGCGACCCGACCGCCAAAAGCCTGACAGCTGAGACGTACCACCCCTGGGTCGTGGACCAGATTTGCCAAAGACTGGTAGAGGGCGAAACACTCAAGAAAATTTGCTCCGATCCTCTTATGCCGTCGTATGCCACTCTTTGCGTTTGGAAAAGGACGCACCCACATATTGAAAAACAACTGGATGACGCGCGAAAGGATCGCGCAGAGGCGCTCAGAGACAAAGCCATGAATGTGGCCGATGAGCTTCAGGACTATAAATTCCCGACCCAGGCGGCGAAACTCAAGGTCGATACTCTTCAGTGGGCAGCTGGAGTGGATCATGCAAAATTTTCTCCTAAGTCTAAAGTGGATGTGGCAGTAACTACACCCACACAAATTATTGTGAACACTGGCATTGATCGTACACCTATCGAGAGTGCGCCTACTGTGCGCAATGTTGAGGAGACGAAGTGAGTCAGATAGTGATAGACACCGGATACAGGCCCAGGCCTTTGCAGGCGGTGGTGCATAGGAGCCTAAAAAGGTTTAACGTACTGGTGTTCCACCGAAGGTTTGGCAAGACCCACTTGGCGCTCAACGAGATCATAGATCAGGCTTTAAGAAACGATAAGTACAATCCACAGTACGCATACATCGCGCCTACGTATGGACAGGCTAAGCGTGTCGCGTGGGACGTGGCTAAGCAATATACTAAGGATATCCCTGGAGTGTCGTACAACGAGAGTGACTTGCGCCTGGAGATTGATCGGCCTGCGAAGAAAGATAAAATTAAGATTCTACTACTGGGGGCGGAGAACCCGGACGCGCTCAGGGGACTCTACTTGGACGGAGTGGTGTTTGATGAGTTTGCGTCGATGGACCCGACCGTTTGGACGACGGTTGTTCGCGCCGCGCTCTCTGACCGCCTGGGGTGGGCGATATTTATATCAACCCCTAAAGGACGTAATCACTTCTGGGATGTGTTCTACTTTGCTACAAAGGGGGACCCCGAGCGGGGAGTGCCCGTACCTGATGACTGGTTTGCTAAAGTGTACAAGGCGAGTGAGACGAACATCATACCTAAGAGTGAGCTCGACGCAGCAAGAGCGCTCATGTCGGAGGAAGAGTACGAGCAGGAGTTTGAGTGTTCGTTTTCGGCGGCGCTTGTTGGGGCGTACTATGGGAAAGAGATGGAGCGGGCTGAGAAGGAAGGGCGAGTCGGTAACGTTCCATACGACGAGGCGCTGCTCGTAGATACGTTTTGGGACCTTGGCATTGACGACACAACAGCTATTTGGTTCGGGCAACGCCTCAGAGATCACGAATATCGCTGGATAGACTACATTGAAGAGTCCGGGCAAGGCCTTGAGTACTATATTAAGGAGATTCAGAAACGGCCCTACGTTTACGGAACTCACTACCTACCCCACGACGCGGCAGCGCGAGAGCTTGGCACCGGCAAGACTCGCGAGGAAGTACTCAGGGCCAAGGGCCTTGGTCGTAAGACTCAAGTGGTACGTAGGACAAGTATTGCCGATGGCATCCAGGCAGTAAGGATGATTCTTGCCAAGAGCTGGTTTGATGCTGTTAAATGTGCGAAGGGAGTCGAGTCTCTAAAGTCGTACGAACGGAAATGGGATGCAAAGAATAAGATCTACCAGCAGACTCCTCTTCATAATTGGGCGTCGCATGGGGCAGACGCTTTTAGAACAGGCGCTACAGCCGGGACTCGCGACGAGTCCAGGGAGCGCGATGATGAACGAAGTCTTCCGAGGTTTTCACAGAGAAAATTTCGGATAGTTTGAGGAGGGTGTATGGGCTCTGGTAATTCTGACCCAGTAAAAGCAGTGGCTAGTGCGGCGCAGTCCGTGGGTAAGAACATGGAACGTAATGCGCAGAATACTCTACAAGGCGCCGGCATGATACTTCAGGGGGATTGGAATAATGGCGGTCGGACACTCTTGGATGCAGCAATAGGTGCGCAGACTGCAAACATGGTAAACCCCGACGACATAAACAAGGTTACTGGGACGCAGACGGCAGTTCAGAGAAAGGCCTCTGACGCCGCTAAAGCCGCTGCGGATAAGCAAGTCCAAGACGCACAGGACACGGCACTTGCGGCTGAGAACAAGCGTCTGTCGACTATTGCATCGTTTCTAGATTCGTATGGCAAGCAGCGCTCCCGCTCCATTGGCCGCGCAGCTCTTCTAGCCGGAAGTCCCGCTCCTTTCACACTTTTATCTTCCGGGGGTAAGTAATGGCTAAAGCATCTCCAGACGGAGTCATGGCTCCAGAACAGCTGATTTCAAAATTTGACCATCTTAAAGGTGAGCGAGGACGATGGGAGACACACTGGCAAGATATCGCCGACTTCATTCACCCAAATAAGAATACAATCATGCGTAAACTGACGACTGAAGGGGAGGATAAATACGTAGACCTTCTCGACAACACTGGAGTCCAGTCAAATGAGCTGCTAGCGGGCGCCCTTCACGGGATGCTTACAAGTCCGAATGCGCCCTGGTTTGAGCTTACAACTGGGGACGAATCTCTCGATCAAGAGGATGATGTAAGACAGTGGCTCCAAAAACAAGCATCGCGCATGCACAATGTTTTGAACAACTCTAATTTCCACACCGAGAAGCATGAGATGGATCTGGACCAGACCGCATTCGGCACTGGGTGTACTCTCATGGAAGAAGACGATGTCGAGGTCGTACGTTTCTCGACAAAATTTATCGCAGACTACCTCATTGATGAAGACTCCAAGGGTAGAATTAATCAGATCTATCTCGCGTGGAAATGGAGCGCTGAGAAGATAGTTGAGGAGTATGGGTACGATGATTGTCCTAAAAAAGTTAGGGAAGCTTTCGATAAGAAAGAACACGCGACAAAGTTTGAGCTGATCCTTGGAGTATATCCGAGAAAATTAATTAATCCTAAGGCCAAGGGCCTTGAGTTTGTAAGCCAGACTGTTATTAAGTCCGAGCGTGCGAACGTCAACGTTGGAGGATTTGAGTCGTTTCCGTTCCTAGTTCCCCGCTGGAGTAAGGCCGCTGGTGAGAAGTACGGGAGAGGCCCCGGATCTGTGGCCCTTCCTGAGTGCAAGGTTTTAAATAAGATGAATGAGACCATGCTCATTGGTGCTCAGAAACTTGTCGACCCGCCTGTTCAAATGCCTGATGACGGGTTCATCCTTCCGCTTATTACTTCTCCCGGTGGAGTGAACTACCGAAGATCTGGTAATCCTGACGACGTTATCAAGCCTATTTTCAACGACACTCGAATTGATTTTGGATACCAGGCTCTCGAAGATCGCCGTAAGCGCATTCGAGATGCGTTCTACGTAGACCAGCTCAGACTTCAGCAAGGCGGCCCTATGATGACTGCGACTGAGGTCATGCAGCGAACTGAGGAGCAAATGCGGCTCTTAGGACCTATGCTTGGTCGTCAGCAGACAGAATTTTTATCTCCTCTTGTGGATCGTCTTTTCAAGATTATGTATCGAAGAGGGCTTATTGATCCCGCCCCAGCTGTACTTGGCGGTAAGAATCTTGGAGTTAAATATTCATCATTTATTGCGCGCACTCAGCGAGTAAACGATGCGCAAAACACAACAAGGTGGCTGCAGGCCATCACTCCATTCATGCAGATTGATCCATCAACTGCGGTTGTAATTGATGCTGAGCAAGCAGTACGGTCGCTTGCATCTATATTCGGACCTCCTCAAGAGATTATCCGCAATAAGAAAGTCGTAGAGGACCTACGAAAACAGCAACAGGAGCAGCGCGAGGAGCAGATAAATCAGCAAATGGCGCAGAATCAGCTAGCGCAGGGAGCGCAGCTTACTAAAGCAATGGGAGACATTGGTGGAACTCAAGAAAGCTAGGGAACAGACCAAGAAAGCAATGTCGAGGATTCAGCGTTACCGGAATGTGTTCGAGAGCGCTGATGGACGGTGGGTTTTGAATGATATGATGGCGGCGCATGGGATGCTTCAGCCCCATCCATCTGATCCTCAGAAGATGGCTCTCAAAGAAGGGGAGCGTCTGGTAGTACTTAGAATTATGACTATTTTAAAACAAAACCCGGAACTATTACGGGAGAGAATGGAGGAGTATGAAAAATCGCTTTAATTATTTCCTGTTGATGGATCAAGCAGGGGAGGGTGGAGATGGCGGAGGCGGCGATCTTCTTAGTGGAGCTCAAGGAGGGGGCGGAGCTGCGGGCGGGGACGCAGGTAGTGGCGGCAGTTCAGGTCAAGGGGGCGCGTCCTCTGAGGGTACTGGCAATCCTCCAGGTGCAGGAGGGGGAGCGCCTTCCGATTGGCAATCTTCGCTACCTCCTGAGCTACAAGAGAATCAGCAGCTCCGACGTTACAAGTCTGTTGCAGACTTGGCAGCAGGATACGCCAACCTACAACGTCAGTTCTCGTCTGACAAATTGGTAGTACCCGGAAAGAATGCTACCGAGGACGACTGGAAACAAGTCTACGAAAAACTTGGCGTGCCTAAGGATGTGAAGGATTACGCAGTTAAATTTCAAGACGGCGTAACGGTTGCTCCAGAATTCGTTGATGAGTTTAAAGCTTTAGCTCACGCAAACGGAATTCTTCCGAGACAAGCCCAGAAACTTGCTGACTGGTTTTCTGAGAAGAATAAAGGAGCAGAAGCGCAGCTCCAGAATGAGATTAAGGCTCAGCGAGAAAAAGAGCTGGGGGATTTAAAAAAAGAATGGGGCGACGCTTTTAGTAAAAAAGTATCCCTTGCCAATGCACTATTCTCTGAAGCTCCTCCCGAAATTCAGGCTGCTTTTAAAGAGTCCGGACTTGTGGCGAATACCTCGGTTGTTAAGTTTCTTGCAGGAATTGCCGAAAAGTATATTGCTGAGGACCGTATCCGAAATATTGAGAGCGGTGGGAATGGGCAGTTTTCTCCTACCGAGGCTAAGTCGGAAATAGACAAAATCCTTGGGAATTCTTCGCATCCTTACTATATTAAGGAGCACCCTGGGCACAGGGAAGCGGTCCAGGAAGTTCAAAAATTGTTCTCCATGATAAAATAAGTATTGACCAACTCTTCGCCCCTCCTCATCATTTGAGTAGGGGCATCCTGCTATCAGATCCCTCCATGCTACTCGCGGCTATGGGCGAGGCTATTAGTGAATCCTCACAAGAGGGCATCTCACGCAAAACGAAGCTATCCAAAAACACACCAGTACCCTTAGGAGGGAATATGTCTCAACAGATTACAGAGGCATTCGTTAGCCAGTTTCGCGCGAACGTGATGCACCTCTCGCAACAAAAAGGTTCGATTCTCCAGGACAAAGTTCGTCGGGAGACTCAAAAAGGAAGCAAACAATTTTTCGAGCGCATCGGACAAGTTGCTGCTCAGAAAAAAGTTGGTCGACACAGCCAAACTCCCCAGGTCGACACTCCTCACAGCCGTCGTATGGTCACAATCGAAGACTACGAATGGGCTGACTTGGTAGACGATCAGGACAAAATCCGCATGCTGATCGACCCCACTTCAGAGTACGCACTCGCCGCTATGTGGGCGTTTGGCCGCTCTAAAGATGACGTGTTGATCGCAGCCGCTTTCGACAATGCGTATTCCGGCGCAGATGGTTCTACCGCTGTTTCTCACGGTAACAGCTACAAGCTAGCTGCTACTGACGGAACAGCTCTTACCAACTTGAACGTGCGCACTCTGCGCAAACTGCGCACTTTGTTCCAATCGCTGCAAGTCGATAAGTCGATCAAGCGATACATCGCATGTACTGCTAGCCAGATCGAGAGCCTTCTGTCTCAAACAGAAGTTACTTCTCACGACTATAACTCTGTGAAAGCGTTGGTTCAGGGCGAGCTGAACACTTTCATGGGATTCGAGTTTGTTGAGATCGAGCGACTGGTCGCCACTACTTCTACTGTAGCGACAGCTGCAGGTGTTGTTGGTTCTGGTGCTCTGTCACTCACTGGCGCACGCTCTGTAATCGCTTGGGCTCAAGATGGTTTGCTCTTGTCAGTCGGAGAAGACTACACAGCAAAAATCTCCGAGCGCGCAGACTTGAGCTACGCTCAGCAAGTCTATGGCCGTATGTCCATCGGGGCGACTCGCATGGAAGAAGCCAAAGTCATCGAAGTTATTTGCACTGAGTCTTAATTAAAAGGGGCTTCGGCCCCTTAAACTTTTGGAGGTTTTAAATGGCTACTCTTTATGGAAATCAGTACAACTCGGCTTACGTTGCTAAGCCCTCTGTAAAAATTCAGCCCGGCGATGTTAAAGGACAAGAACTTGTTATGTTCTTCGACTACACCATCACAGCTGCTCCCTCGAATGGCGACGTGCTCAAACTTGGGAAGCTCCCAAAGGGCGCCCGTGTTCTCGAGACCTGCTTGTCTTTCCCTGATCTTGGAACCGCTGGTTCTTTGAATCTTGGTTGGGCTGCATCGGCTGAGAAAGACGGTCCTCAGGGTTTGACTGGGACTGTCCTCGAGGCTGCTGACGCGGATGGCTTTATGGCAGCTGTCGACGTGGCTACCGCTGCGGACACAGTTCTCATGTCTGGACAAAACAACATGCCTGGATTTTTGAAAGAATTCTCGGCTGAAGTCGACGTTCAGATCGACATTGCTACAGCTTGGACCGTGACTTCTGGTACTCTTAAAGGGTATCTTAAGTACATCATTGTCTAAGGAGTGGTAAATGGCTAGCGATGTCTCTATTTGTAACGGAGCTTTAATCAAACTTGGTGCAGCTCGCATCACGTCATTAAATCAAAGTACGGTAGAGGCAAAGCTATGCAAAGAAAGATACGATGAGAACCGCAGGGATCTCTTGCGGTCTCATCCATGGAATTTTGCGACCGTCTGGGGAGTTCCAGCGGAGTTGGTAACCACAGAGTCTCACAGATATACGTATGTCTATCAACTTCCGAGCGACTGCCTTCGGGTAGTTGAGACAAGCATCCCTACTGACAACTGGCGTGTTGAGGGGGAGTCTACAAAAATTCTAACTGCGGATATTCCTATCGAGAAGGTTCGGTACATCAAGGATGTAACCGACGCAAATATGATGGACCCTAATTTTAGGGAAGCGCTATCGTGTAAAATTGCGGTAGACTTGTGCTATTCATTAGTACAGAGCGCGACTCTTCGGCAATCTTTACAGGATGAATTCAAACAAACTCTCAGAACGGCACGCTCTTTCAACGGCCAAGAGGGAGCGCCCCCACGAGTTTACGCAGACTCTTGGCTGAATTCGAGGCGCTAAGTGAAGTTCAATGCAATACTGAATAATTTTACATCTGGAGAGTGGTCTCCTAAGATGTACGGCAGGTCTGAAACAGACCAATTTTTCAGAGCGGCCCGCGAGCTGCTTAACGCTATCCCTATGATTCAAGGAGGAGCGTTTAAACGACCTGGGACAGAGATTCAGAATCTTAGCCTCAACACTTTCACTGTTGGTGGGCATACGTTTACAGGTAAGTCGTCCCTTAATAACGATACGTCGGCATCGTTCAGAATCTTTCCGTTCAGGTATAGTAGCGGAGATCGACATATTCTTGTAATAACTGAGTGGCAGACGGACGCCGGAGGACTTCCCAATGGATCTCCCTGGTTTATTGTAAAAGAGCCGTCTCAGTTTGGTGCCGGAGGAATTTATCCGATTACGGCAAGTTCTTCATATTCTAAGGCATCATTTTCAGATCTATCGAAGGTCGACGTAAAGCAATTTGGGGACAGTCTTCTTCTGATTGATGGGGCTGGACTTGTTGCTCCCCGATGGATCACACTTAGCGCTGGTCCTGTGTACACGATAAAAATGCACTATGAGATGTACAGCGGGTATGAGTGGCTCACGTTTCCGTTTGATACGCTTACGACGTATGGAAGCGGAGGACCTGCGATCATCGCCACTGGGACATTTTCAGTTGGCGGATCAGTGACTCTTTCTAGCGTGAAGGCAGTGTTTGATTCCTCAATGGTCCCCTCTTCCAATGGAGGAAAGGGAACGCTGTTTAGATTTACCACAGGTGGAAACACCGGAGTTGTTGAGATTCAGACAGTATTTGGAGGAGGTCTCAACGCAACAGCAACAGTTCTAACAACTCTTCCAGGGTCATCTCCACAACCGTATGGGAACACGGCAGGAACTGCTTGGGATAGGGCTGCATGGGGCGGTGGAAGGGGTTGGCCGCGTACAGCCTGTGGATACCAAGGAAGGCTTTACCTTGGAGGGACTCCCGGGCTTCCTGATACTCTTTGGGGATCTCGAATTAGTAATGTGTTCTGGTTTCAAGAGATCCCGTTTGCCCAGGAATCCTACTACGCCACTTATGCCGACGACAATTCTCGAGCATGGTCATTTGTACCTAACTCGACAGAAGTTTCTAATATCGAAGCTATCTCGAGCTCGAAGATGCTAGTGGTGAACACGAATAGGCACGAAGTTACTATGTACGGCTCTGGAGGAGCTCTTGGGCCAAACGACGTAAATGCAGAGTCATCTACTTTCTTTGGCGCTGAATCTGTAGTTCCAAGGCGCGTTGGAAATTTCCTAACGTTTGTACAACGAGGAGGTCGAAAGCTTCGCGATCTTATTTTTTCGTTTGATGAGTACCAGTACAAATCAAACGACCTATCGTTTACTGCCGACCATTTTACTGCATCTGACAGAATAGTATCCATGGTATCCGCCGAGATCGGATCAAGTATTCTTCTCTGCAAAACAAACACTGGAAAACTACTATCGCTTACTCTCGATCGCGACTACCAGGTGAACGCTTGGGCCAAGCAGTCTATTGGTGGGACTGGGCACACTGGCGGAGGAATTCTAGGAGAAGAGACAGACTACGCCTTTGTAATAGATTTAGGAGTAATCCCGGGTGGCTCTGGAAGCTCTGACGAGGTTTATCTACTTCTTAGAAGGCGCATCGGCGGGACCGACACCATATCGCTAGAAAAACTTGGCAGTGTCTATGAAGGAACTTCTTACGACGCAACGACTGATGCCTATACTTACTTAGACGGAGCGATCAATCAGGACATCACTCAGCTCGGAGGATTCCCAGCTACGCACTACACATTTCCGTACTCCGACAATATTTGGAAGAGTCGCGAGGTTAGTGTGGTGGCTGACAACGTCTACATCGGAGAGCTCACGTGCAATGCAGATGGCTCAATAGATTTACCTCGAGAGGCTACCAAAGTAGTTATTGGGCAGATGTACACAATGCGGGTCACTCCAATGTCTGTAGAGCAGGGGGCGCAGTACGGGTCTCCTGTTGGAAAATCTCGAAGAATTCACGACATTTTCGTACGGTTTTTTAATACTGTCTCGTGCTCGTACGGGGTTTCTGGGGATCTTTACGAGATACCGTTTCGAGAGGACACCGTACCACTTGGCTCACCAACGCCTCCTTTTAGCGGAGCTAAATATTTAAAATTTCCTCAAGGGTACTCTCGCGATTACGCAATAACTTTTGAGGACACTTCTCCGCACCCGTGTAATATCTTGGCGGTATCCATGTCCGGAGTGAACTATGATGAGTAGGTTCAACGAAACCGACTTGGAGGGGTTCGAGCCGTCTTCGGCATACGATGGAGACAACTGGAGACCGTCTCTACTAGTAAACGGACTACTCGGAATAGTTGTCACGATCAGGAGGGGCTCTGAGGTACTTGGATTTATCGGAGTAAAGCCCAGGGGAGCAAACTCCCTTCTGTTATGGGGGGTGCTCGGGAAGAATTTTTCTAAGTACCCCATGGTGGCTAGAGAAATAAAGAATATGATCGCAGTAGGTATTGAGAATCTTAAGCCTGATTTTATATTTATTCAGGTCCCCGAATTCTTTCCCCCTGGACATAGTTTTGCTAAATATTTAGGGTTTGAAAAGAGATGCCGCGTGTTTAATAATAGCGGAATCCCCCACTGGGAGTACCGCCGGAGGTGTTCATAATGGTTCCTCTATTAATTGCTGGCGCAGCCCTAAGCGCTGCGGGAACAATATGGGCAAACAAGGCCAGGGCAGACCAAGAGGCTGCCAATGCCTGGTTTTATAAGAAGCAGGCGGAGTTTGCCAGGCAGTCGATGTTCTATGATCTAGAGCAAGAGGCACAGAGAGCTACGCAGACCATGAGTCAGCAAAAATCGGCATTAGCTAAGGGAGGGGCGTCTCTTTCAGAAGGGTCTGCTGCAGGGATTCTTGCCATGACCGCCGCTAGATCTCTTGAGACCCTTGCTGCGATTAAAAAGAAGGGAGAGCTTGAGGCAGAGCTTGCGTTCTCTCGTAGCGATGCTTCTCAAAAGGCTTCGGATACGTACGGATCGTTTGGATACAATCTTCTTACAGGGGCGTCGGCAGCGATGCCTGCTACGGCCCAAGCTTTTGGAGGCAAGTAATGCCCGTTATTCCTTTTGCAGACCCAGTGAAAAGCCCCGGACCAAGTAGCCCAGTACCGATCTCGTCGAGTTCTCGTGCTGCGATTCAGGCAGAGGCCCTGGGGCAATTTGGAGAGGCCCTGACTAAAGTTGGCGATATTCTTGGAAAATCTATCAATCAATCCTATCGACAACAACAGCAGCTCGATTTGGAAGAGGGGATGAATACTTTTGACGACCATTTGGCAAAAGCTCAGATGGCTCAGGCCGCTGCGGCCCCTATTGCCGATGATCCAGATGGATCTAAGACTTTCTCTGCGTTTAAAACAAATCTCCAAGATCCTATCAATCAAATTGCAGAGGGTATTGCTGACCCCGAAACTCGTCGAATGTTCCAGATCAACGCGCAAAAAAAGCTCAACGAGACTGGCCTGCATATTTATGCAAGTGAAGCGAAAAAGAGAGTTGGCGAAAACGAGCGGAAATTTGGTGTAGTGATTAACCAATACTCCAACAAAGTAAGAAACGACGACTCCCAGCTTGAGGATACCCTCAAGCGTGCCGAGATATTGGTTAGGAATAGCCCTGACATCATGCCTGCGCACAAAGAAGACATGGTGCTAAACACTGCTAAATCTATCGTGCGAGGTGCATTTGACGGAGCAGTAGCTAGACAGCAGTACGCAAAAGCTACGGCTATTTTAGACAAATATTCTGGGCATTTTTCTTCAGACCATGGCGATGAGATGGGAAAATTGCGTGAGATGATAGAAGCCGATAGGTACAAGCAAGCGGGACGCGCTACCCAAGAAGCTGCGCGCGAAGACGCCGTGGCTCGTATCGAGTACAATAAAAACACCCGTGAGAGTATTAACCAATTCCTTGGGGCTATGACATCAGGAGACCCGCAAGAAGCTCTCGCCGCTCGTAGGGTGCTACAAGATAAGGTAGAAGCCGGCTTAGTTGATGGGGCCAAGGCGAACAGAATATTAAATTCTACAGCTACAAAAAGCGCGCTCAATAACGCCTTCATGGCGACCGTTGCGCAAGGAATGCTTTCCGGGGAGCTTACTCCTGAGCGGGCTGGCGATATGATGCTTTCTCTTCCAGTTGGTAGCGTTGATGAGCAAACGTCGCGGGCTATGATAATGGGGACAGCTGTTCTTGGGCAAAAAATTAATGCTGATCCAAGCTTCAAGCAGCAAGTAAAAGATGGGGCTGCGAAGATCGAGCATTTGAAGACGCTTCAGTTTCCTGGATCAATGTCAGCTGCGAGTGCATCAGCTAATAGTGCTAGGATTAATTCAATCTTGTCGCAGTATTATAGCGGGCTAATTATGAATAATAATATAAGCCAGAAGCCTGGGGCTCTTGCAGATTCTCTTCTGCAACAAGCAGGATACAGCTTCGGATCAACCAGCGCCCAAGAAATTAAACAGCAGCAACAAGCTATTCTACAGCAAGCCATGGATCTTAAGGCAAAGGGGCTACTGACAAAAGATGCGGAGCGAGCAGCTCAGCAGAAAATTATTGATCTTCAAAGTCGTGCGCACCTTCTAAACTCGAAGGAGAGTAAGTAATGCCTCAGTCACTCGAAAACCAGATTAATGCTGAACTCGTGCAGCCGGCTGATCCAGATTTGCTTGGAGTAGCCTCTTCATTAGGGCTGGAAGTTCCCAAGGAGGAAAAAGTCGTCAAGTTCAATCCTGTCGACGTACAAGAGGCGCAGGCTTCCGCAGCTCCAGGTATCAAGGCTCCTTCTCCCAGCGGCACAGATATGAGCGGAGCCGCGAAGGGCCTGGCGCAAGGAGCAGGTCGCGCCGTCCAGAATATTTATAATGGCGCCATTGATTTAATCAACGGAGCAGCACGTTTGAGTAGCGTTGGCTTCAGTAAACTCGATACGCAGGATGCGATTAATCCTGCGAATAAGCTCAACGTAGAGGCGCTTAAATCAAAGCCTACTGATACCATTGAACAGAAGATGGGACAGATGCTTGGGCAGTATGCGGCCCCTGTTGTTGCTACTATGGGGGTAGGAGCTTCTGAGATTGCGGCTACCGCTGTGAGCACTGGCATTGATTTCATGACCATAGACCCGCACCAAGAGCGCCTTTCCACGATCATCAACGACAACTATCCTGAACTACGAAATACGGCAGTCCTTGGGAATATGATTTCTTGGATGGGGGAGAATAACCCCGAGAAAGAGTCAGACTTTGAGGGTCGTTTTAAGAATGCTCTTGAGGGGGCTGGTATTGGGGCGGCTGTTGCTGGAATGTTTTCAGGCGCTATTAAAATGTCTCGAGCAGCTAAGCAGTATATCTCTAAAGGAAAAGTGGCTGCTGAGGTAACGCCTGCGGTAAATATTTTAGATGAGGCGGCCCTTTCCGCAGCTGAGGCCAAGATGGGGTCCAATGCCGTTGGAGATCAGATTCCTGTTATGCGGCCCCCGACTCCCGAGGAAGCGCGCCAGTTGAGTCTGTTTGAGGAGTCTGCTAAAAACGCTCCTCCGGCTGAGCTTCCTGCCATTAAAGCGCAAGTCCAGAAAATTCAGGAAGCGCGTACGGAGCTTCGACAAGCTCCCGATTTTATCAATCCAAATCCTATCGTTCAGAATGTTGACGGGGGGACACGTATCAACGCATTCTCACCAGAGTGGGATAACCTACTTGGGTTCATGGAGAAGGGCGCAGACAATGCAGGACCACGTACTTGGGACGATGTGCGCTACGCCGCTAGGCAGATGGGCATGGATGCTGACAAGTCCGATGTCCTATCCCGCATTCTGAACCACAAACCTGGTAACGCATTTTTAACTCGTGCGGATCAATCATTCGTAGCAAACGAGCTTCTCCCATTCTACAAACAGTCTGAGGAAAAAGCCCTGGAAGAGATGATTAGCACTCCGTTTAGCCAAGATAGTGCTGAGAAGATCCTAGCTTACGAAGCTGCAAAACTTCGTAGAGCAAACGTCGAGAGTATTGCCAAGGCACAAGGGTCTAATTTAGGGCGCGGTCTTAATGAACAAAAAATGCTCTACGATATGGTCGATGCGCAGACAGTAGCTAAGTTCAATGAGGCGAATCCTGGAGCGGCTGTTACTACTGAAGCAATGCAGGCGACTCCTCGTGCCAAGCGTCCCTATGCTCTTCAGCAGATGCTTAACGACAAGCGCTTCAAAAATGAACTTTTTGAACAGATGGTTTCCAAACTTGGTGGCGAGAAAAATGCTGAGCAATACGTAAATCAGCTCCGAGTCATCAAGCGACAGATCGACGAGATGGCTCCTGGAGAAGCTGAGCAGATGAAGGCGATCCTGGATGCTGCTCAAGGTACTTCTAATTTCGGAAAGTCCATGCAGATAACTAACGCGATCATGCGGAACTCTTTGCTATCTGCGAAGACTGCTATGGGGGCTTGGCTTGGTAACGCCATGACGATGTTTAACACTTCCGTAGAAGGATTTGGAAAGGCAGCAGTCATGCTTGCTGGGGAGAAAGTACCTGGCTTTGGAAGATTCGCTTCTGTTGATAAAACTGCGTCCAAAGCATTTACCGAAGCCTACGACTACTCCATGGCGCTGTTTGAGGCCAATGTGGCGTACATGAAGGGAATGGTTACAGGGACTAACCCAGTGAAGGTTCCTTCTATTGCAAGGCTTGAAATTAATGTGAAGCCGTTTAAACCAGAGTACTGGGGACTTGACGCAACGTCGTTCCGTGGAAAGATGCTCGAGAAGACGGGCGCAGTTTTAGGTATGGGCGACTACATGGTGGGGACCGCCGACCAATTCTATGGGGCCATCATGGAGCACGCCTACCTCAAAAAAATTGCTATGTCTGAGGGGCGCACTGCTATCGAGAATGGTATGAACCCAGCGGAGCTCGAAAAGTTTGTGCGCAACAGAATGCGGCTAGCTACTGTTGATGAGGTCAACGCAGCCCAAGAATTTGCTAAAGAGAACGTGTTTGCTAAAGCCCTCGACGTGTCTACAGGTGATGCTGCAGGAGTAGTAGCCGCCGGGACAAACTGGATGAAGGGCGGTCCTATCCGCCAGATGATGTTTCCATTTGTTCGGTCTAAGTACAATATGATGGACTACGCCCTACAGCACTCAGTCTTTGGTCCTCTGTGGAGCTCGACTAAGGTCGGGCAAGCTCTCAAAAACGGAGGAGAAGAGGGCGCTCTTGCGGCGGCTAAAATTATGTACGGTACAAGCTTTGTAGGACTCGCCGGAGTGCTCGCGTACCATGGCCTCATCACAGGAGCTCCCCCCGACAACCCTCGCCTCAAGAAGGCCTTGGAAGAGTCTAATAAAGGATGGCAGCCGTACTCTATCAAAGTTGGGGATACCTATGTTGGGTATGAGACTCTCGAGCCTATGGCCTCAATGCTCAAACTCGGTGGTGCAGCGGCCCTGGTAACAAACCATTTAGATGAGCGCGACGCGGCAGCGACTATGATGCTTGCAGGCTCTCTTCTAGTAGACTCGTTTGATCCTCAAGCTATGGGAGAAGGATTTGCCAAAGCCATGGACTTTCTATCTGAGGCGGGCCGCCTAAAAGACGACCCATCGGCTCAATCCAAAAAGTTCGTCACTGATTTAGCTACGCGCTTTATGCCCTCTGTTGTTAAAGATGCGAAAAAGCAACGAGACGAGTTTAAGCGCGACGTGTACTCGACGGACATCATACAGGGGATTAAGAACGTCTATCAGTCCCAAGTACCATGGTGGTCTGAGGGACTCGAAGTTCAACGCAACATTTGGGGAGAACCAATCCTCGAGAAGAACATGCTTGGCCCTGATTTCTTGCTACCCATCCCAATCTCAGCAGGAGAGCAGGGCAGTAAGGTAAAAGACGTTCTCGAGAAAATGGCTAAGTACGAAGTCGGTAAGCCTGAGGACGAGAGGATCATGAAGCTTAATATGATAATGCCTAGCCGAGTTATTCGTACTAAGGGAATGGATATCCCGCTGACCAACCGAGAGTACGAAAAATTCGTAGTACTCGCCTCTGGGCATTTCCCCGATGACTCGGTGACTCCAGGGAAAGAGGCTCCTTTAGGCACCCCGCTAAAAGACGTAATCAGTCAAAAAGCTATAGCAATTTACGATATGGTAAAAGGAAAAGATATTCCACCGGCACTGTACAAATCTTTTGTTAGTGACATCACTTCTACTGTGACAGACTATCGAAAGAGGGCGAAAGATCTAATGATGCAGGACCCTGAATTTGCAGAGAAGGTTAGAAAGGCAACCCTTAAGCGCATGGAGTTAACAAATGTCGGTTTCTGATAGCGCTATCGGCGCAATTTACAATGGGAACGGTAGCACGACTTCCTTCCCTATCGTATTCGCGTACCAAGACACTTCCCAAATCTCAGTAGTCAAGCGCACTGTGGCCGACGGCACTGAGGTCGCTCTTGTGCTGAACTCAACTTTTACAATTTCTGGGAGCAATGTTGTTGTAAGCCCTGCGGTGTCCTCTGATTACCAAATTTTGGTGTATCGAAGCTCAGCGAAGGTACAGGCATATGATTTTTTAAACAATGGAGCCCCGTTTTCAGAGGATATTGAGGCGAGCCTTGACCGAGCGATAATGATTATCCAAGAGCTTGCTGAAAGAGTCGGAAGAACGTTTTACGTCACTCGTGGGAGCACAATCGACCTCAAAATGGGGAGCTTTACTGCCGACTCAGTACTGGCGTCTAATGTCGACGGAGATGGTCTTGTCTGGCTCGAGCGCAGCCTATTCAAAGGAGACACTGGAGACACTGGACCTCAGGGTATTCAAGGGATTCAGGGAATCCAAGGTATCCAAGGGCTACAAGGAGACCAAGGTATCCAGGGAATCCAAGGTATCCAAGGGCTACAAGGAGACCCAGGCGTTGACGGATCTACCGTTCGCTATGGAGCGGGGGCTCCTTCTGCAGGCCTTGGAAATGACGGAGACTTTTATATTGATACTGTCAGTCCAAACGTCATGTACGAGAAAGCAGCTGGCGCATGGTCAGCTATCCTCACTCTTCAGGAGGTAACTCTTACTGGTACTCAGACTATGTCTGGGAAGACGTTTACAGACCTTAAGGCGGCTGTTGAAAATATCTCCTACAATCAGGACAACATCGCTACCGCAGCAAGTATTTCAGCTCTGTCTACAGCTAAGCCGTTTGGACGATTTACCGGGTCGACTGCGACAACAGTGCACGGACTAGATGCGGCAGGAGCCAATAAGGCAGTAGTATTTTTTAACGCCTCGTCTGCCGACATTACGTTCAAGCATCAATCTGGAACTGCGACGGCTGCCGATAGGCTAGTAACCCCCACGGGGGCTGACTATGTGGTGAAGGCAAATAGTTCCGCAGAATTTATCTACGACGCCGTAGCTACTAGGTGGGTAGTGAAGAGTGGAGCAGCTTCGGGAGGTGACGCGTACATTTCGTCGAGCTTATCCCTTGCCGCTGGCGGGGCGCTCTCTCTTTCAAGCAGCTCCACAGACCAATTGTTCACAGTCGCAAGCTCTGGCGGAGAGGCAGTACTCAGTTCTCTACCATTTGGTAGCACAGACCCCCTTGACGGGACTAGAGTAACTCTTATTGGGATCTCGGATTCAAACTATCCAGTTATTGAATTTGCCGATGTGGCCAATGGATGCGTCGGTAACTTCTCGACATTACTTTTAACTCAATACGCGGCTGTAACTTTCCGTTACATCGCTTCTTTAGACAGGTGGGTGTATGTTTCAGGTAATTTATAATGTAATTGCAATTACTCTTTTGGCAGGACTGACGGCCTTTGGACAGGTTAATGTTGCGACTCCGGATGCAATTTCCACACATAAAGTTTTCAAAAATTATGTGAAGAACCCGTCATGCCGATTTGGCAAATTGAACATTACTGCCACCACTTCGGCCAATATTAGTAAGGGCACAACTACCCCGCTTGACGACGTTGGGACTGAGTGTGCGCTTGACTCTACGGCTAGCGGGGAGACTTTTTCCTGGGCGACAAACACTTTCGCACAGGGACTCAAGGGACAGAATTGCGAGGCTACGTTTGCCTATGAGGGAGATGCCAGTCTCTACAAAGCCTATGTAAAGCAAGGGGCAAATAAAGTTACAAACGACCTGCAGCTTAGCTCCGCCGGATCTTCCAGTCGAGAAGCTTCGATCAATTTTCCATGTGGGGACCTGGCATCTGCCACTACAGTGGTAATTGAGAGCACTTCTGCCAGTGCTGCGGCCATTAGTGTAGCCAAAGTATATGTCGGTCTTGCGACAAACCTCGGGAGTGTGGCGCAGGCGCAGCTTATTGGTCAGATTAAAGTGTCTGGGTGTGCTGGTTCTTGGTCTACTACAAGCACTTCTTTCGCGGCATTTTCGGCACAGACTGGCTGTACTTACACTGTCCTCCAAGGATCTGGAAACGTCTCAGCCCCAGCAACAAATATCCCCGGGATTAAATTTTCAAATATTCCCCCTGGAAATTATGTTTTAAAGTATGAAGGGACGGCGTTGTCGCATTGGGTTTCGTCGGCAGGCTCAGCAATTTTTCAGTTTTGGGACGGGACCAATTCAGCGAACGAAAGTTCCTACCAGGGCGATGCTACCACTGGCGGCCCCTATGTCGGAGGCAGTGGAATTCAACAAACGATTTCTTATTCTGCGCCTCAGTCCAACATCACTTTGTCGGTTCGAGGCAAGGCCTCGGCCTCAGGTGCCGAGGCATGGATTTTTGGGACAACATCTAACCCGGGAGTAATATCTGTCTACTGGTATCCTACGCAATCGCAGCAGGCAATTAATTCAAATACGACGCCAACCTATGCGGCAAAAACGTGGTTTGGAACTGGGGCCACAACTAACTTGGTTGGAGCTAGTGCTGCTGCATCTACAACAAGGACAAATCTATCCGCTGCGACACTCGCGACCTACACGCGCTTCGGTAATGCTGTGGACGATGCCTCCACAAACTATCAGGTGACGACAACGCTTCCGGCTGGTGTTTATGAAGTGAAGTTTCAGGGAAGACTTGCGGCTCTTTCTCCGGCTTCTGCTGCTGCTGCGACAGGTTGTGTCTTTGAAATATATGATGGCACCTCAGCCGTTGCATCAGTATATGCTACTGCACTTCCAAATAACTACGGTGCAGGTGGAGAAACGGTATCTTCAATTGCTGGATATATTAGTTTAGCGTCACCAACAACAAAGACGTTTATCGTCCGCGCAGCAAAAATCAACGGCGACAACAACGTCAATGCCTACTGCTTTTCCTCAGTTGATAGCGCTGCGACCATGTCGATGCTTTCGGTAACACCTATCGGGTATGTGCTTCCAATGCCAATTCTTGTTGGAAGTGTGACAAGCAATTCAGCCGGGTCAGAAAGACAAGAGAGAGTTAGGTTCTCTAATGGTGCGTCGGCATCTTGCTCATCCACTCCTTGCACTATCGACTCTCAGTCTGGTTCATGGATAACGGGCGTGACCAGAAGCGCAACCGGTACATATTCCGTAGCAATAGCAACGGGCATGTTTACCGCAGCGCCGACGTGTGTTTGCACAGCATATGACACCGCTGCCGCAGGATATTCGACAAGCTGTTCAATTGGGAGTGCGTCGACATCAAGTATTTCAGTTGGATCACACAGAAGCGGCGTAGGAATGATTGACTCGATTGTTTCCATTCAGTGCATGGGACCGAGGTAGTTATGGACAAACTAAAAGATCAAATCCTCAACGGTTCAATCTTTGGAGTCATCGGCATGATGGGAGCAATGACGGTTCAGCATCCCGACATGATCAAAGATTTCCTCATGTTTGGCCTTGCCTTTCTCCTCGTCAAGAAAGGCGTTGGTGTTGAGCTTGGAAAGATTGGCTCTGTCTTCTCTGGTGAGATTGAGAAGATCACAAAATCAATAGAGAAGCTAACTGAGACGATGGCATCGCTTGAGAAGAACCACGATGCCCGTCTCACGAACCTAGAAATAAAAGTGGATAAATTGACTGAGAATACTCTCAGCAAAAAAGGAGAATAAAATGAATGCACAAGAACTTGGGCAGAAATGCCTAGAGCAAGGAAAAGCTGATCTTAAGGTCATGCTAAAAAACCAAATCGAAATTCTCTTCGCAGAGGGAATGGAACTTGGTTTGGACGAGTTGAAAAAACTTATCCCTGGAGCCATCGACGACGCTATCATCGAAGCGCTTGAGCCCCAACTTAAAGAAGTGGCTAAAGCGTACGCTCTTGCCTTGATCTCTAAAATCTAATGCGAAACTCATTCACAGTACAGTATGCTGTACGGTTGTGGGTAGCGGCGATGGGCCTGGCTGGGTTTCCAGCCATGGTCGTCGGATTTGTAGCAAGCTATATTTTAGGTAGTTTGCTAGATCTAGGTATCGTCTCTATCGACATCCAAATTGATAAGCTAAAGCAAGCGCTGAAAGATCCCCAATGGCGAGCGGCTGCTGTGCAGGCTTACAGGAAAGCAAGCGCGCAAGCATACTCAGAGGAGGAGAAAAGTGCGATACGTAAAGAATACCTTGCTGCTCTGGACGCTTATATTAGTTTCGTGTAGTTCCGGGACAAAGATACCGGACACAAAATTTTACGCAGAGATACCGTTTAAAGACTGCCCTGAGGCCGTCTATATTTCCCTAGTCTCTCGTCAAAAGGGGCTAGTCAAATGCGAGGACTGGAAGAAGATGCGTCCCTTCATGGTGATGATTGACCCAGAGGGGAAGAAGGATATATTTAACCAATGGTCCGAGGCTTGTCGTTGGTCCACGTACAAAGGAGATCAGTGCAATGTCTCCTTGAAATCTGTCCAAGAGGTAATAATGGCCTTGGATAAAATTGCAGGAAAGGTGCTTAAATGAGTTTTCTAAAAAGTATTTGGTATAAGTTTGTGGCGTTATTTACGACATCTCCAAAAAGTATTCAAGGGCCTCCATCCAGCAATGACTTTGGCGCCCCGTGGGTTTTTGCAAACATTGATCTCCTGGGCCGGTATGAAACTGATCCTGAACTTAATGCTAGATATGTGCCTGAGTGGGCCAAAGAAGGACTTCCTAGATATAAGACACTCGCTGGCAATGCCCATGCATGGTGCTCAGTTTGCGTGAACGCGGACTTTCGCAAAGTTGGCATCAAAGGAACAGGATCGGCAGCAGCCTCAAGCTGGACCCCTTGGGGAGTCAAAAGCCCATTCTGGTTTGGGGCAGTGTTAGATGTACTGCATGCATCTGGAAAGCGACATGTTTGCCGATTTCTCTACTGGATTGATAAAAAGCGCATGCTTGCGGCGACTCTCGACGGCAACAAAGGAAATCAATTTTGCGTCACAATAACTGACATATCTGGCAGCGGAGATACCGTCAAAGATGGCCCACGTTGGCCGTTAGGAGTTCCTGATGGCAAAGAATATTCAATGAAAGAGGTCCTAGCAAAACACCCCTATCTAAAAGTCGGCTCAACCGGCGGAGGCACTCGATGAAATATCTAGTCATTTTACTAACTCTAACAGCTTGCACGCAGCTCCCAACCACGCCAACCACGCCAACCACGCCGACTGGTGAGCATATTGCGTTGTCTTGGGAGTCTGGACACTCAGAGCGTTCGTCATGGAGTGATAAATGGGCAAGCCTCATCACTGAGTCTATGGATGTTTACTCTGGGGCTAGCGATATTACCCGCATTTGCCCGAAGTTTAAGTCACTGACAGCCGATCAAAAGATCAAGGCCATCGGAGAGTTCTGGGTTTCGGTTGCTTATTATGAGTCAGGCTTTAACCCAAAGTCTCAGTCGGTTGACGTTGGTTCAAAAGACAATAAGGACTCATGGTCAGTAGGCCTGTACCAACTAAGCGTCCGGGACTCGGCTAATAAAAAAGGACCAAACTACAGCTTTAGTCAATTGAACGAAGCATTGCCAAACATCCACTTGGCGAATGTTCAGATGGTCACACAAATTAAGAACTGCGGAAAGCTTATTCTCGAAAACGGATCTAAGTGCCGATATTGGGCAGTCATCCTGGACGGCAATAAATATTCCAAAGTGAGCAGTATTATCTCTCGGACACAAAAGAACGCTCCCAGTTGTCTTTAAACTCGATCAAAGAATCTAGTTCCTCGAAGGCCTCCTCCATGGTCTTCGGGGTAACTTCTCTGGCCACTCCCCCACTCTTGGCAATCCACTTGAGTGTCCAGATCTGAAGCTCCTGAAGCTTGTCCTCGTCCTTTAACTCCCATGCGATGAACTGACCCTTGGCACATATAAGAATGTCAGGAACTCCGCGCGTAGTTTTCTCCTGCGTCTTGAGCCACCATACCCCCCTCTGGCGGTACGAGCTAAGACGAGACAAGACGCGCTCTTTGAACTTAGTCTCGGCTTTTTTCATCTACTACAACAGCCCCGAGCGGGCGCAAGTTTACGCCAACAGTCCCGACTACAATCATAGTTAGGTCTTTGTCCGAGTCGGTTCTAAGAAACTTTAGTCCTTCCGCAATCTGCTGTCCGGCCACTCCATATTTGTTGGCGAACTCAGTAACCTCGAATCCACGTTCTCTAAACTTCGCTTTCACAAAGTCTCTGTGGGTCTTGAAATTCCCGGTGTTTTTAAAGATCTCTTGTTCTGTAATGTAGAGCTTAACCTCGTTGGCTTTTTCTTTTACGTGGGTCATACGTCTATTAAATCCCTCTTTGCAAATGATGTTTTACTGTAGCTTGCAGACACCCTGAGCGCCACCCCATTTTTCACAGGCCACGCGTCTGCCATAACTTTACCAAATTTTTTGGCGCTCTCCTCAACCGATCCTTCAGGGACCTCGAAGATTAGCTCGTCATGCACTTGTAGGACTATAGGGCACGATGAGCCGAGAGCATTCATGGCTACCTTTACCACATCAGCACAACTACTTTGGATTAAATGGTTTGGAAGGGCGTAGGCAAACTTTTTCTCGGCGTACAGGCGTCGGCCTAACCAGTTGTGTACGAAGCCCCTGGAGCGCCCTGTGCGAATCACGGAGTCAATAAAGCGCTCCACGTTTGGAAGCTTCATGAAGTAAAGGTCTCTAAACCTGCGCGCCTCTATGGGAGATACTTTCAGCATTTTTGCAATTTTGTCCGGCCCCGCTCCGTATAGGCAATTATGTACGAGTTTTCCAGAAACAGTAAACCTACTCCGTGGCCCTGCGTTTAGGATGTCGTAGACTTTTTTCTTCTGTTTAGCAGGTTCTCGGACCTCGATACGATCCTCAAGTTTCCTATTTCGTAATGCCCCTCGTTGTTCATCCTGTCCACATCCCCCGATAGTATCTCTTCTTCCGAGTACCTGCCTAAAAGATCCGTCAAGTATTCCCTCAGTGTGCATCGTACTTCTATTCCACGACCTCCATAGTTTTTCCAGTAGGAAGAGGATGGACTCGTACATCGAGTGTGTGCAGCCCAATATCTTTTGTAAAGGCTTAGCTGTGCTGGGCTCGCACTCTCCCCATACTTCCGTGATCTCTGGCACCGACAGTTTTGAGTAAGACCGCGCAGAATGTTCCCCACTACGATATGGTAGTGCCCTCCGCACACCCTGCAAATGGCTCCTATTGTCGGGTGCTTTTTCTCCCGATCCAACTCGCTCACTACCAGAGTAAGGGTACCTGTGGGGCACATAGCCAGTCGCGCTAGTAAAGATTCCGTCGTCTCCCTGTTCATTGGCGGCTTCCCCGAAAGGAATCTCCCTGCCTGATCTCGTGAACACGATGTGGTCAGGAGTCGCTGTAAGCCCGTCATACGTAATTACCTCCTGAATACCTTTATAAATAACTCCCCCGTGGGATACCCACTCGCATCCATCCCATAGAAGCATATCTGTTTTCACTTCCTCTATAGGGACAAGGCCTCTACTGGTTAGAACGAGCTGCCCCTCACCGATGCACGCAAAGTTTAGAGTCTTGGCCTGCTTCCTGGTGATCCCTAGCATGTTAGCAGTAGCCTGGTGAACGTCGAGTCCATCCATCACCTGGCGAATCAATCCTACCTCATTAGCGTAGGCAAGCATCACCATATACTCTTGAGTTTCATAGTCGATAGATAGGAACACATTCCCAGGCCTTGGCATGAAGCAGCCGCGCACCACGAACCCGGTCTTGTCGTCAGGGTCATCTTTAGGAATATTCTGGAGGTTGGGGTCACTGTACGAGAAGCGTCCGGTCTTAGTCCCTCCCTGCCACATGGTAGGGTGGATAACTCCGTCGCGATCGTACATGTTTAAGTAGTTAGTAAAGTAAGTGCTGATGAGCTTCTGAGAGCTGCGAATGTCACGAACAATTTGCGCAATAGGTGACGCATAGCTATCTAAGACTGCGTCAGTAAGGGAGATGTTGCCCTTCTCGGTGTAGGATACCGTCTCTCCAGCTTCTTGGAAGATTGGACCAAGGCGCTTAGCTGAGTCTACAAAAGGAATCCCTGTCTTAGTGAAGAACTCTTGCATACTAGCTGCTACCTTGAGCTTCTCAAACTCCATGGCGCGCTCTGTGTATTCTCTGTCTAATAGGATTCCTCGGCGCTCGATTTCAAAGCATACCTTGGTAAGAGCATTTTCGTTGTTGTAAACTCTGAGGTGGTTGCCTTCTTCTGTTGAAAATTTCGATTGATAAATCTTCGCTAGGTCGAACGTGATGCGAGAGTCATGGGCCGCGTATCTACGAAGAATGTCTCGATCAACCCAGTCATACCTTGATACTTTTTCAGGAGGCCCTATGCGGCGTGACCTAAATTCGTAGAGGCGCTTCTCCTCCACGGCCTTTTTAACCAGGTCTATTTTCTGCATTCCCTCGCGGAAGGCCTGGGCCTCCAGGGAGTACTTGGGATAGTCGTTTCTAATAAGTCTAGCTGTTACGGCGATATCTACAACTGTGCCGGCAAACTCAATACTTTCGTTTCTCGCCATACGCATATCAAACTTGGCGTTTTGAAAATACCAAACTTTGGTTGGATCATTGAAGACTTCCTGGAGTTCCCAAAGAAGTTCTCTTGGTATATAGATGTCATGCTCGGATGTCGAGATAGTGGCGCAGAACATTCGGTCGGTCTCGTCGAGTCCAGTGGTCTCCGTATCAAACGACATCTCTGGCGCGTCCAGTAAATGGTGCATGATGAACTCGCGATCTCCGTGCTCATAATCTAAGAACACTTATCAAACTCCTTCAATGCTTTTTGAATTTCCATTGACACTGCGTTCGGAGGCATAGCCTGACCAAGTTCGCGCATCCGATCAACCAACCGCTTGACCTTCTCGTCTTCATGCTTGGCTTTGGCGTCCCAGCCTTTTTTAAAAAGCTTCATCGAATTTTCCTCACACCCTGAACAAGCTCCCCCCGCACACCAACAAAATTCAGCAATATCCTTCGCCAACTCATCTCTCAGCTTCGTGTCGTGGGTCATAGCTCACCTTTCAAAACAAACATTGCGATATGTTGACCGATACCAGGGCCAGCGAGCCCATCTTCTGTCGCGCACCATTTTACATCGCCCAAATTTCTGATCTCTGAAGACCTCGCAATGAGCATCAAAACCCACTTTGGTATTGGGTAAACAAGAACGACGTTATTCCCCTTGTTTGCCTCAACAATAGCTTTCCTTGCCCATGCGGTCGGACCCTTCTTTTTACCATCGTGAATAATGGATCCAAATGGAGGGTTCACATAGTTAGACTGCCCCCAATCACAAGTTAATCCGTCAAATTCATCGGGCTTCGGGAAAGGACATGGATCAAAATCAAAATTAAATTCCTCATTCAAGGAGGCATACAGCTCTGGCGGTGTCAGCCAATAATGCTTCCCATCTTTGTTGCCATTATGAAACCCCATTATTCCCCCACCCCCAGCGCATCGGCGATTTTCTTAAATACGTTGTCCCATGACCCATCATCGGCGTAGACTGATTCTCCCATGGCATCTAGAGCAATCTTCAGAGCCTTCTCAAGCTTCTCGGCGTGGGAGGCTTCGACGACCGGAATCATTTTATCGCCGGTATGAATGTCACCTGGCGCTAGTTCAATGGCCAAAGATATTCTTGTCTTACCGTTTACAGTAACTCCGCCATGCTGCACACCCCACTCCCTCGGTTTCATCTCATCTATTTTCTTAAGTATCGCGGAGGTCATGATTCCCTCTTCTCAAGCTTGAAAAACCCCTTTGTATGTATTTTGGTTACACTAGGTTTCAGCCTTCCCATTTCCTTAGTAAGTTCCTTCCTAAACTCTGCTTCAGTTATGGGGCCAATGGTGCACTCCGCTGTACCAGTTAGAAAACCCTGATCATTAGCAAAGTACATCGTATAAGACCACCTCTTCTTATCAGCCATTCGACTCCCCCTGCCCCGCTCTGAATTTCGCGAGGGCTTCAGTCACGGTGCTATGCAGGTCACATAGTCCCATTGACAACTGGTCTCGATCACGCTCCCAGCACATTTGGCTTCTCACCAGTTCCAAAACATTCACCAGCTCCTCAATAGCTTCCCGGTCCTCGCTCTTGGCAAATGCGTAGGCCCAGTCAGCGCCGGCTTCGAAGCTTCTAAACTTCGTTCCGTGGTCACTGGTGTAACCTCCGTGTTTCTCCGCCGCCTCGTTCTTCGCTTTTTCAAATGGGGTCATTTCAATTCCTTTCGAATCATATCCTTAACGAACCTAATCGACTTATACAGAAACGCAGATTTTTCGCCTGGTTCAGCAATCAGCTTATTGAGTTCTACCAACGTGTCTAGCAGTTCACGTAAAACCGATGGCCCCGAATGGTCAGTTGTGGAAACTGAAAAAGTAGGTTCAGCGTGAAAGAACCCCTCTTCATAAGATTTCATCATGTCTTCATCCTTTCAAAAGCTCGGCGCGGGCTGGTTAGTTTTACTGACCATGGTCTTGATTTCACCGGGTAGTGTCAGTCCCCAGAACCAATTTACTCGGACCTAAACCCTCTCTACGTCCGACACCCGCGCGTTGCATGTTTAAAGCCTCAAGTAGGCGCATGGGACCAGGCCAAGCAAATTCAGCCCGTTGTTATGCGCTTCCCATGGCGCCTATTTCAAGCTGCCCCAGTTTTGAGTCATGGGGCGGGACTTGACAGCTTTAAGGTACACCCTAGAACTCGGTGCCACAGCTACACTAGTTCACTGTGAACTTTATGAACCGCTTGTGTTTACTCACTTCAATCCTTCGGACCTCATCGCCGTCACTTCACTACTTCTGCGAGGTCCCTTCGACCCCACGTTTTTCTCGGTCCTTAGTTCGCTTGTCTTGCCACATCAAAGCCTCGTCGAGTTTGGTGATTGTCACCGCATTCTCACGACACGGAAACTTCGCATTGAGCTGCTCGATCATGTGCTTAGCGACAGAAATCATATCGACAACCTGGCAACCGTTGACTCCGGCCTCTTTGATCGGGCCGTTCTGAATCGTGAACGATACCGAGTTTTTATCATGACGAACATAGATGAAAGAATTTGGTCGAATCGTTTCTTCGAACCATTTGTGATCCATCGCCCCGGTCTCAGTAAATCTCTCTGGGAATTGCTCGCGCAGCTCGTCCATCACGACAACTTTCTGACCATTGATTTCAGTTACGCCTTTTAATGTTTCTAATGCCATAAATACCCCCTACTTCTTCCCAACTTTTTTCTTAGATACTTTTCCATTGAACCAATTAAAATTCTTTGCCATGTGGAACTCCTTACCCTGAGGGCGCTAACTATGCTTCCATTTTTTCAATGCCAAATCCCGCTCGTGAGCAGCCAGCAAAAGTTTCGCCAAAAGAAGAGTAGAGGATGCGCCACAGACTACCCCTATGAAGAAACTAACAATAATAAACACTCTATCCCCCTTTCTGGAGAGATAAAGCCCCCGAACCGGGGGCGTAGAAACTAGCAGCTCTTCTTGCCGCCTTTTTTAGATCCCATTTTCTTACCAGCTTTTTTCTTAGCCATGACTCCCCCTTTCCTCGTCCCTGTCCCCAGGGCTTCGATTAGAATTCTATTCAGAACCCAGGCCCTTGATGTTCCCGTAGCCTTGGCTTCGGTGTCAAGTTTTCTGACAAAGGTTCTATTGATTCTTGTGTTCACGGTCTTTGCGTTCTCTACTCCGTACGTAGACATACTCTCTCCTACTTCACGATCCGAATAGGGAGGAGACAATTCTCCTCTTCTTTTTGCAGATCTTTAAATTTGATTTTCTTTACCCATCTCTTCTCAAAAAACTCTTCACTTCCCCTTGGAGTCTGCCAAGTAAACCCAGCTTTCTTCGCAAGCTCTCGCTTCTTTCCCCCAACGTCGTCCCTAAAACTTGGCGTGACCGCTGTAATGACTACCTCTGGAGAATTCTGATACTCCAGAAGAGAGTCCACCGTGGCCCCAGCTTTTTCTAAGACTCTGCGCATAAGAAATACGTCGTCGAGCGCTCGGTGAAGATCTGTCGGGTCTACCGCCAGGCCGTAGTCGAGGGCGATATGAGATAGCTTCCAGCATTTAAACTGCCGGTTACTTTCAAGGTCGTTCATCGCGCAGACAAAGCCAGGGAGAAACTCACATGGGTATGGTCCCCGCTTTAGATCGGCCATAATCATTCTACGGTCAAACTCAGCGTTGTACGCGACAATGGCTCGTGGTTTATACCGATCTATCAAAGCGTGCAATTCAGCGTAAGCCTCTTTTGGCTTAATACTACCCTTCTCCAAGTCTTCTCTGGAGATACCCGTGAGCTCACTCACCTCTTGGGTCAGCGGAGGGTAGTCTGTATCCCACACGAGCTGAGAGAAGCCCTCAACGGGCTCCCCAAAGTTGTCGTCTGTAATACATGCACCAATCTCAATGATCCGATCTTTCTCGAAGTCGAGGCCCGTGGTCTCGGTGTCGAATAACAGGACCACTAGAATTCACCTGTACCAGTCTCATTGGCTGGAGATGACATGTCTCCTGCGTCGTGGTCATCAGTTGCGTCCACGCGCACGCCACCTTTCTTGATGGTTTTAAACCAAGAGAAACACTCTTGGATTTCCTCAGGAGTAGACTCTCTTCCAAGGGAGACGTTGGGGACAATGAAAGTTCCCTTCTCGTTCTTCTCTTTGGTTCCGCCCACCACAAACGCATAGGCGCATGGAGCTTTTCCGGCTCGCTTATTTCGCATGTACATTTGGGAGAACATCTTTTTACCTTCGCGAAATGATGTCGACTTAAACGACAATACGTAAGGCATTGACTCTCCCTTGGCGATCTCTGATGGCAGTAATCCAAAGAAGTTCATGCGGCGGACCCGCTTAACCTTAACTCCGTCAACTACGTCTTGCCAGGTGAGGTTGTCGTTGTAGTCTTTATCCATTGGATTCTCTACTAATGGAATAGACGTCGACCACTTGAACTCTCCCTCATCATTCTCTTCTAAGATGTCCCAAGTTTTCTGGACATAGAAAGGAACGAACACGAAGGGCTCCGCGATTGACCCGATCTTGGTCTTACTAACAGAGTCACGAAACTCTCCAATCACAGCATCCCCGTCAGTTACAAACTGGGAGAGGCCCTGCATGGGAAGAATCTTTGGAATAAGAATGTCCGTTGTTCCTACGTATTCCTCTCCCCAGTCGGAGGCCTGAGACCCCTCAACTGCAAGAGCAGTTCCCGTAGCTTTAGCTAATTCTTTTTTGCTCATGGTTACACCTTCTTACTGAGGTTTTTAATCATACCGAATTCCGCAGCATCGCGAAGGGCTGCGATGTACGTGGTTCGTTTGGCAGCAAACTTGTGCCCACTGTCCAAGTACACATTAACAACGTCCTGGCTTGCGATCTCTACAGCGGCGATATGGCTAATAGCCACGTCCACTTGAGCGTCTTCCATTGTTGTCAGAGTTACGAAAAAATTGTCACGTCCCATTTGTCCCTCTTTCCTACTTCTTAGTGAAGTAAAATGTTTCAGTCATTGTCGGAGCCTCGAGCCCCGGTATTTGCAAGTTAGGATCAGCTTCAACCTCTGTATTGGCCCAGCTATTTAACTTAGCGGCATGGATCGAGAGCATTTCTGTGAGTCCCTCAACGCCATACTTTTCTTGGATGTACTTGAAGAGTGCGCGCTTAGCAACGTTATCTTTTGGTACGCGGTACGATTCCTTAGCCGCAAAGCGCATAAGTCCCACTCCAGGTGTTTTGTGAGAGTCGCGTCCGCACGCTTTGAGTAAGCCTATCATTTTCTGCGTAAGTTCTTCGTACACTCCGTGCGCAGCCGTTGCTGCCTCTTTAAGTTCTTCGTACTGACCCCTTGCGTGGGCTATTTCCTTGGCTAGGTTGTCCAGCTGGTTTACTGTCACCTCGGTCACTTCCTGATGGTCCTCCCACAGGTTCGCTTGGTTTAGATTCTCCGACATAATAAATCCTTTCTATCTGAACTGCCTGGAACAGGCCTGTCTGTTTGTGAAGTACAATTGCCACTACTCCCCCAGGGGTCATGAGCCACTGCTGTACGAAGCATGGATCAGGAATTCCTGGTATTGTTACCTGGACATCTGATGTTTCCAAGTGAGAATCCTTTCGCTAATATTTTGTTTGTTGGCTAACGCCTCGTTTACTAATTCGTCAATGGTTCCAGGGCACACAAGGTCTATGCGCACAATCTTCTCGTGCATCTGAGACCCTTGGCGATGGTTCCTCTTCTCACTCTGAAGGTCATCTTCGAGCCTAAATCCCTTGGAGTAATAGATGGCATACCTAGCCTCCACCAGGTTGACACCAACTCCTCCCGCGCTTTGGTTGGCGATCATTACTCTTACCGCTGGATCTTCGCGGAAATCACGCATATTCATTTGCTTCTGCGCGTCCGAGATATCGCCATGGATTTCTTTGTACGCAAGACCCAGTTTCTCACACAGCTCTGCGATCATGCGATAGTTCTCTTTGAACCCAGCCCAGACAATTACTTTGTCATTTGGCGCTATGTCCTCGAGGAGCTCTGCTAGTGCCTTGAGTCGGGGTACGTCCGAAAATCTGTGGAACTTTCCATTTTCATCGACCGCGAAGCCAGAGACAATCTGTTGAAGACGTAATGATTTGGTTAACGCAAGCTGTGCAACGACTGCGGGGGATTGCTCGTTGTTTTTATCAATGAACGCCACGAAGTCATTGAACATTTCTTTATAAATTCGTCGCTGCTCTGGTGACATCTCCACTTCAACTTGTTGGCGAACTAATGGCGGAAGATCCTGACAGTCTTTTGATAAGACTCGCAAAGACTTGGTTTTGATCTTGTCCTGTAGCTTTGGAAATGTCTCAGTGCGCGGCACCCACTTTGGAAAATAGTTCTGCTTACTCTTAAACCCAGCGTTTTCGTCTTTAAAGTATTCCCCTTGAAATCCATAAAAGTTCTTACCGAATGTCTCGCCCTTATCCAGGATGCGAAACTGCATGTAGAGATCGGCTGGAGTGTTTAGGATCGGGGTTCCCGTCAAAATATATCTATGAAGTGCCAGGTCTGCGAGAACTGCCGTCTTCTTGGCTCTCTTTGATTTATGGTTCTTAAGCCGCTGAGACTCGTCACAGATTAAAATTTCAGGGCGCCAGCGAATAAGTAACTGGAATAGGTCGTCCATCTCCAGAGCTTCGTAGTTTGTTATAATTATTTTTGGCTCAGAGGTGTGAATTCCTACGGCCTCGGTAAACATTGCAACCCGCTTTACGCACGAGTCTTTCAGTACTACGATGTCTCTTTGCGAGATCTTAGAGTACATCTTAAACTCATGCTTCCAGTTGTCCCGAATGATCGCAGGGCATAGGATCAGGGTACGCCTAAGCGCCCCTTTGGCGGCAAATTTCCTACGAACGATCTCAATGACTGTTCGAGTCTTCCCGGTCCCCATTTCAAATAGTAACCCAAGGTCTCTCTCAGTCTCAGCTCTTCGTATAGCCTCTAGCTGATGATTCCACAGCGGTTTATCCATTGCGCTGAGTCTCTTCCCTAGTTTCTATGTTTCCACTTTTGGCCTGCTCCATAATAAGCTTTGTTTCAGCGACAAGTTGCTCGTATTTTTCTTTGAAATCATTTCGCACAGAGGCTTTAACCTCTAGATCGCTGATTCCTCCATCTAGTCCTACGACAAAATATGGGAGAAGTCCGGTTCTACCGAGGTCTAGAAAAACCCTCTTCCTAAACTCCTCCAGTTCTTTTTTGCAGTTATCTGCTGATTCTTTTCTTTCCTGGTGCTTCCATAAAAGATAAGCTCCCACCGCTGCGTTAGCCGATAACAATATCGCGCTTACGATTTCCATTAGTATTCCTTCCTAAGGGTGACCCCTCTTATTCGTCTAACTCCGTCTTTTTCCTGAATCTCTCGATCATCCAAGTCTATGTACTTCCTCAGTCCTCTCCAAAAATGGACGACGTTTTTTGCGTAGTACCCATTTTCTTTACAAAACATTGTGTACGCGGCGTATATCTCCCCTTTAACAGTAAGAACAAGCCCATTAGTAATAACCAAAACATCCTGCACAAATTGTCTTATTGGATCAGACTCCTCGACGACAGTATTAAGTATCTCCGAAGATATCTTCGGAACCAAAATAGACTTCCTCGCCGCCGCTTCTTTATACGCGTTAATGAAGCGATTACAGATACCGGGCGCTTCTTTAAGAAGTTTTTCTTTAAGAAACGGATCGCGCCTTGGATCATCGTCCTTCACTTGGAAGTTAAAGGGAATAATCAAAAAGCGACGTTTGAATCCATAGGACATATCACTCGTCTCTGGCAAGTGATTTGTGAGCATAATCATTTTGGCTTGATTCTGAAACTCTAGCGTTTTTCCATAAGGCTCGCGTCCACTGATGAACCCGCCGCCAAGGGCTGCTTTTAAAAACTCTGTCTCTTTGGCAAGATTCTTTGCTGTTTCTTCGGAATAATTGAATAACTTCCCGAATAGCCGCACGCGATTATATTCGTGACCTAAGTCTGACAAAAGTACAGCCGAGTAGTTTCCAGGGCCTACAAGAGATGCTAGAACCTCAACAAAAAGAGACTTACCGTTCGCCCCATCGCCAAGAAGAATCATTCCCTTTTGGAACCAATATGGATCTCCACTCATGGAGTACCCACCAAACTCTAAAAGGCTCTGGATGATCTCTTTGTTTCCGCATGAAATCTCTTCCATGAACTGGTCAAAGCGCGGACACTGCGCCTTTGGGTCATAGTCATAGGCAAGCGTTGCCATAAAGCCATACTCTGGTGAATGCGCAAGAACCTTCCCAGTGGACAGTTCGAGCACGCAATTCTTATAGTTAATTTTTCCTTTAGTAGTCCCAACAAAGCTATCGAGTGAACGCACGTCGAAGCACTTTAAAATCTGCACAAACTCCATAACTTCACTGTAGTTAGGCTCGGGGTGCACGGTCTTCATTACCCACTGTTTGATGAACTGGTCTCCCATAGGCTCCCAGTGGGACCTATTGAAGATCATTGTCATCGCCGAGTCGAGCGTCACGAAAGTGTACTGCTCTCTAAAAAATTTTACTAAGTCTTGGTAAGCTGGCCTTCCTGGTTTTTGGGTGCCATCTTTTCCAAGTGTAATCGTGCGAAATCCGAACTCACGGCTCGCGATATACTTCTCCCCGCGAATTAAGATCGGAGAGGCAATTTTATTGTAGTGCGGGCAATCCTTACAGCCTCCCCAGCGCATATCAATATCGACACAGGTACGGGGGCCAGAGGCCTCAATAGCCTGGTCTTTTTTCTGCTCTGTCTCGTCATAAGTATAGCTTGGATGTTGCTCCGAATAGGTATGGCAGAGCTCTCCAGTTTTATCGAGCCTACAGAGCACGCCAATCATGGCATACCATTGCTCTTCACTCACTTTAGCTTGGTTTTCTTTACAGTGTTTTAGGAAAAGACATCCATCGAGTACAGCGTCAGTGTCGGGGCTTGGATAAATCTTTAAAGTCTGCGGCGCTATTTGCTGTCCCGTGAGGGTTAGGTCTAATCCAGAGCATTTGATTAGATCAAAGTCACATGGCTCAATCGAGTCTGTGTAACTTACGGCCATGCGATTAGGAAGCCCTGGCTTTCTATTTTCTGTGTCAGGAAAACGCATGATTCTGGCTGCGTCCCATACAGCTGGGTCCACTTTTTCGGCCTCAATGTTGAGAGTCTCGAGCCTACTCTTAATGCGCTTACAAACCTCGCGATAGTGTGGCTTAGCGACATCATAATACTCTGCCGTCATAAACGGCTCTTTGAGCAAAACAAACAGCTGAACCCCGTTGCCAGAAAAAATTATACCCATGTTTCGTACTTGCACGCCAAGTACTGAGGCTACGGCCTCCGCCACGCGCATAGTTTTTTCTCGCGGGTCCTCTCCAAGCGCCACGCCAATCTTGTCGATGTCGAACTGGATGCACCACTGCTCCTTGAATTTTCTTGGAGTGTCCTCGAAGCAATCCATGACCGTAAAAAACATGTTGTAGCGTTCGTCGGGGTGCATTTCGGCGATGATCTTGGCTCGTTTTTCAGGGTTAAACACGTCCTCAACCCGCTCAAAACGCCAATTTTTATGGAAAAAAGCATGCACTAGCTTGTCTCTTCCGAACACTGACTTATTGCGAAGTCCTAAAACCTGAATCATCTATAACCCCTGCGAACTCTGTTAATCGCGGACCCGCCGCTTCCGGTGCTGTACTCTTTGAGGGCAGGAAACTTACTGTTTCCAAGGTATCTTTCTTCGAGTTTATTTATCGCTCTGTGGAGAATTTTTGGATGCCAGTTTAAATACTCCATGACTTCCCCAAGCCACGCTGACCGGGCCTCGTGCTTTAGTGTACTCAACTTGGCATAAAGAATAGAGTCGGCGTCTCCATGTTTGGATCTGTGCGCACATATTGCCCTATAGCAATCCTCAATGTCGCGCAAAAGCAACGTGATGACTGCCCACCAAAGCTTTTCTTCTCCCGACATTGAAGCCTGGACGTAGTCATCCGACCAAATGATGTCTTGGTTTATGGTCTCCCCAGCCACTTACTCCCCTCACACTCTGCGCAAGGCCTCCCCTTCTATAATTTCATAGCAAAAGTAGCCTGGAATGACTTCTTTTGCCGTAGAAGATCTGAAGTGGAGAATCTTCGCTGTGTGAAGCATCTCCCAACACTCCGCGACTGTGCGCGGCTGACTGTCTTCTTCCTGAACGTATAGAAACCTTGTCTGCGCAGGAAGATCCTGACACTTTTCTTTATCCATTGTAAACCTGCATCGCGTTGTCGCGAATATTCCACATGGTCACTCTAGGGTAAGGCTGCTTGGTGATTATGTTTTTTATTGTTTTAACCACCCACCCAGAGAGAAGCGTCGAGGTATATCCCGTAGCTTTTCCTGTGCACGGTTCTTGAACAGCGTCCTCATTTTTGTAGAGCGTCTTTTTATATGACTCCCTATCCCTAGTGTCGTGAGGGCGCATTGCGTACATTAGTGCGGTCTCGGCCCCCATGCGGCTGTCAATCACCAGAGTTACTCCGAAGTGATCCTCGCCAATTTTCTTAAAAATCTTTTCCCTTGTTTCCATGCAATCGACTGCCAGTACCACGATCCCTTTTGTAAGATTCGGGTCCGGGAACCACATAGAATTGTGGGCTTTAATCTCGGTCCCGTTAGACAGCTCTCTGACAATTTGCTTGAGAGCGTCCACCTTAGCCATGCCAATGTGAGCCCTGCCATAAAGCTGGCAGGACACGTTTTCAATGGCTACCGTATCGTGGTCCCATACCGATATATCGGTGAGCCCCAGCTTCGCGCACCAAAGAGCTACTGAGGAGCCAATGGCCCCAGCTCCGATGATCGTCACTGGCATATTCAAAGCCTCAATCGGTATGAGGTCATATTGCCTGGTTAAATGCGGTTGACTTAGTTCCATCACATCCCCCTGTGGTTAAAATTCATTAGCTTTACTTCGATCTCCTCTATCTCTTCCATGCTTCCGCTTTCATATATCCTCGTAAGTTCTCGAGGACTCATTTTAAGAAAGCGCGCCTCGGCCAAGGTGTACTTGTCGTATTCCTCGGTCTTTTTGTGTGGAGAACCTACTAGAATGTCTTCTCTCCAAATTTCATTTTGTTGCCAGGGCTCTCTAGAGTTCTCGTAAACTCCATTCCAGCGAGGCCATACAGGCTCGGGAGCAGTGCGAGCCACATTTTCCGCGAATTCATTGTCCCATGCCGCAATTACGCTTGCGTCGAGGTCCGGGTCTACGATCTCCATGTCGATGTTATCGTCTAGTTGTATGCGCTCGATTCCTAATGCGTCCACGTATTTCCCACAAAATGCGGCTCTGTACTCCTCTTTTTTATTGAGCACTAGAGCCGTGGCCCACCCTTGTCCTCCAAGGGATTTGATCGTAGTCGTGTCCTGCCCACTCCAAAACGCTTGCATGTTTACATGCGAATGCCACCAAAACGCAAGCTTGCCGGGTTCATCTTTTGTAAGAAACATGGCCTTTGCTAACGATGTCGCGTCAATGTCTGTGTGCGCAGCGCCTCCCTCTTGTTTGAGCAAGAATGCGTCGTGGACGAGGATTACATCTGACTCTGGCAAATAAGAGCATTTACCAAAGCCCGACACTTCAAAGTCCGCTTTATGAACAAAATGCATAATTTTCCTATAAACCAGGGTTGGTATGAGAATTTTCATAATTACTCACTCTCCACTAGCTCTAGCTTGCGTGCTTCTTCCAAGTTTTTTTGAATAGACCAGAGGTACTCTTCGGCCTCTACCAACTCTCCAGCGTCTCTATCAATGTCCACAAGCTCTGTGACTCCTTCTTCGTTAGTCGCAAAGTAGTATCTTGTTCGATCGTCAATCGAATATTCGCCGTAGTCGTTTCTGTAGGCGTAGGCACATAGGTACACTAAGTACTCTGTGAAGCCCGATCCCTCTCGCTCTCCAAGTGCCTCAATGTCGTAGTCGTCCGTATTCCTTTCAAACCAGTCTTCGGTCACCCAGTAAGTGCCGGCGTTAACCAGTATCCTTTCTGGCGAAGTATGCGCCTCCTCCTGCGCTTTCTTAAATCTACTTAGGCTAATATAGGGGCTTTCGTCGTTGTAGTTACAAAGTATGAACCAGAGGGCTTGGAACACGCGGTGAGGCTCAAAGAGCTGCATTGCCTCTCGGTATGCCTCTTTCGCCGTTCCCCAGCACGGTGAAGAGCTACTGCCAATGTGTGGATGAATATAGCCATCCACTTGGGTATTTCCAGATGCTCCCAAGGCTCTGATTAACCCATCTTTTGGATAGTACCTAACATAAAACTTCCCCAAGTTCACCTGTAGGTCTACTCCAGCAAGTTGGTTTTTGTAGCAACAAACTACGTCGTTTGTTGTCACCCACTCAAGGTAGCCTCCAGAGGCGTTGGCCGTTCTGTAGGTCCACTCTGGCATCTTTTGAATTAGCTCCAGGGACCTTGCCAGGGCCTCTCTCGGGTCAAACATAATAGCTTTGTAGTACTCGGATATCGCCTCAAGTAGGTTTCTCCGACGCTCCTCAAACTCTGCCAAGGCCCGCTCTTCGTTTGCGGTCAATCTTACTACATTAGCCTTGGCCTCCTTCACTCGTTGATCGATGCTCCCGCCGGCAGTCACCGACTCCACAAAAGAGCGCATCCCCTCGGTTAATCCAGGGGGGATTTCTACTCCAAGGTTTTTGATGTTAGAAAAAAGTAGCTTATTCACCTCAAGCTTCGTCTCGCATTTTTCAAACTGGTTTAGATCCAGTGCGTCGAAAACAATGCCAGACTGGGCGCAAATGAGGCGAAGGTATTTATCCCATTTCATTTTAAACGTCCTTAATCGGCCCCAGGTTTGATTTTCATGGGGCCGGGTATGGTTGGGGTATGGGTCAGGCTCCTTTTGTTGATTCTGCCAGGGATACGAATTCGTAGTCTGATAGGTAGTAGCCGTCGTCCTCGGGCTCGCCGTTAACGGTTGCCGTATGCTTTGGCACGCCAAGAGCGGACTTTACGTCTGCCACGGTGGTTGCCTCGATTTGTTTGATGTCGCCACCGGCGACTTGGGCTTGTACTTTTGCCATATAATGGCCTCCTTTTGGTTTAACGGTTGCTTGATTGCACCGTAAGTTAATTGTCACGTTAATTTTTTGTGTAGGCTCAAAATAGTGATTTTTTGCCTATTTTTTGGTGGAATAGTTGCTCTAGGCTCTTGAGTAATTACTTTAGTCTGTGTGCGTCGTGCTTAATTAAGTTGCATGACGCTTTTGCTGTAAGCAATTGTTGTGCCGACTTTTTGAGTCTGACGCTGTGTGAGGACACATGTATTAGTTGTTTTGTAACCAGTAAAAAATGGGGTTAGCTGCTACGAGGATCGGGGCCTATAGGTGCCAGGTATAAAACGAATATATTCTTTCTTTTAAAGAAGTAGTAAGTATTAGAATAATTGCTCTAATATAAATATATAACGCAGTATATAAGATAAAAATTTTTTTTAAATTATATGGCCCCTAAGGAACCCCCTTTTTACTGTTTACTGGTTTTTAGACGTAAGTTACTGGAAACATTTGGTTTTTATAAAAACAGCTTAAATTTGTTACATGATTTTCGGACCTTTTTACCTATTTTTTGAGCACGACGCACGAGCCAAAGTCCAATAATTCAGCACATCATGCTATTATTTGAGGCATGATGCTTTGTTTAATGCCTAATTACATTGCGCATAACGAAAAGTTATCCACCCAAGAATTAAGCATGACGCATCTCTGCGAAACGTCGGCTCCACCGACAGGGGTAGTCATGCCCATTCCGAACGCATTCTCTGCTTCTAAAACCTGGCATGATCCTTGCTTCCCGACTCTTTGGCCCGATTCTTGCTTACAGCTTGATGTACCGCATAACTTATTGACATATTTTGTTTGATCGATCGTCAGGCATTTGGCCCCGACTCTCGTCGCATTGCACAACATTTGGCTGAATCGGCATCTTGCTCAAACTATTGGCAAGAAACCCAAACCCAGCCGAAACGGCGATGCTTAGGGCGATAAATAAAGTCATAACTCCCTCACTTCGTACTCTTGGTAATCTTCCTCTGTGAGTTCTAGAATATCTGTCATGTCTCCTAGGATAAAGTCCCACGCATCGTCAAACGATACAAAGACTCCCCAGCGAGACAATCTATTTCCAGCCCAATCAAAGATTGCAAACATAGCGGCCCCCCTTTGGCTTGACTCTAGCGAAGCCCTCGGCCCTTTGGCCAGTAGCGAATACTGGCACCCGGACCAAGGGCCTCTGGTACAATCAAGCGCATAACATGTGTCATTTACCCGGTCGTTAACGCTGGCTTTCGTCGGGCAATCAGATGACGTTTCGCCAGCAAACATTAGGGCGGACTCGTGGCCACACTCCGCCTAGAGCATGGCCGCATCCCTCGCAAGAGAGGCCCCAAGCCCCGCCCCGCGCCGCATGGTCCCCCGCAGAGGCATGGTGCATCGGTATAGGCATTGTAGCGTCATTGCGCGCTAAGAACACATGACCTTGGCTATTTGCCAAAGTAACCATGAAGCGGCCCGAAGGCCGCTCGAGCTTACTTTGTAGCTTTGCCGAGAGTGATTGAGCCTGAAGCTGTCACCTGTGCTTGGTACTGGTCGCACACGACGACTTTCTTGCCGTTAACCGATGCCATCAGGGCCTCGGCCTTAGACACTTGCTTGCCGTCAACCATGTACTCCTTGTCGACTTTCGTCTTAATGGGTAGCGTGATGGCATTGGCATGGCCCGCGATTGCGGAGAATGCGGCGACAATGGCTATGTAAATGATGGTCTGCTTCATATGGTGCTCGCTTTTCTGAGGATTATCCTCGGTCTGTGTTTAACGCTTTGGCGCTTGCCGTAGCGGTTTAATTCGATTTTAGCAGCCTGTAGGGCCTCGACCGTTTCGGCTTGGCCCCGGACCCCGAGCCATGGGCCTCGGTGCATGTGTTCAGTCTCAATACGTTTGGTCTTTCGTTTCATGCAATTCGGCTTATGCGGTTATCGTGCCAACCTGTATTGCGCTTATATTCGTTATCACGATCACTTCCGTGTAGATTTTTTAGACGGTGTACAAAATTTTTACACGGTTCACGGTTCACGGTTCACGGTTCACGGTTCACGGTTCACGGTTCACGGTTCACGGTTCACGGTTCACGGTTCACGGTT